ATTGCAATTGCAGCAAGTGTTTTTTTTTGGACTTTAGGAAACGAATTAATAAAGGCTATCCCACACTTTTTGGAGAAGAAGATGAGCAAGCAGATGAAAACGACTTTAGCGAGTCAACTCAATTTAGCAAACGGTGGGGATGGTATCAGTCAATATATGCAATTGCTAAAGGAAACTTGGAGCGATTCGATGCAGTTACCGCACTTCCATTACACCAGTGCTTAACATATTTAACATTTGAAAAACAAAAATTAGCCGTTGAGGTGGCACAAATAAAAAGACAAAACAGATGAGCGGTTACTACACATTAATAGATACTTTAAGAACATTACTAATTGGTTCACCTTTCGTTAATCAGGTTACTGAAGGGGATTTATATGACATAGATTTATCTAAACAAACTATATTCCCATTGAGCCATATAATGATAAATAACGTTTCTATATTACCGAATGTTCTAAAAGCTAATATTACTATTATAGCAATGGATATTGTAGATATTTCAAAGAGTGAGCCTACAAGTTTATTTATAGATAATACAAATAGACAAGACGTTTTAAACACTCAATTAATAATGCTTTCACGAATAGTTGCACAGTTGACTAATGGAGAAACATTTGAGGACAATTACCAATTAGAAGGTGAGCCAAGCTGTGAGCCTTTTACTGATAGATTTGAAAACTTGCTAGCAGGTTGGACAATGACATTTGATGTATTAATCCCTAATGAAATGACTTCATGCTAGATAAATCCGAAGTTCAAAAACAGTTAGATAAGTTTAAAGCTTCTGTGATTAAAGACAGTCGTAAAAACTTAACTAATTTAAAAAAGAATAGTAGTAAAAAATTATACAGTTCTTTAAGAGGTGAGGTTAAAGTAATGCCTAAATCTTTTAGTATGGATTTCTTTATGGCAGATTACGGACACTATCAAGTTAAGGGAGTTAGTGGAGTTGGCCCTGCTGGAAAAGATAGATTTGGTAATTTAAAAACAGTAGTAAAAGATGGTCAATATAAGTTTGGCACGGGTTCAGGTCCTGCAGGAGGATTAAGAAGAGGATTAGATAAGTGGATGATAAGAAGAAAAATTGCACCACGAGATGAAAAAGGTAAGTTTGTTTCTCGTAAAACGCTAAAATTCTTAATAGCAAGGTCAATATTTAGACATGGTATTAAACCAAGTTTATTCTTTACAAAACCTTTTGAAAAAGCTTTTGAAAAATTACCTTCCGAACTGATAGATAAGTTTGGATTAGATGCTCTAGAATTATTTAAAATGACAATACAACAACCTAAGAAATGAGTAATAGAATATTTGCACGCAGCCCTTACATTATTACAATCAATGAAACGGCACAAACGAGTAGTAAGATTGAAATATTTTTATGGAACGGTACGGGGTCTGCTCCAGCTTCACCAACTTACACACTAAGTAAAGCTATTCCTAGCGTTTCTGCACCCTCTACTTATTACGATGTTTCACCTTATATTCGTGAATACATAAACTTTAATTTAAGACCTATAAATTATAATACAACAGGCACTAGTTTAGGGTCAACTGCTTACTGTAATGTAACTATTAAACGGTATAAGAATACATCTACATTATTAGATACTACAACTTACTATGCTTTTGATGGCTATGCTGAATATTCAGATGGTTACAACTACGATAGAGGACAATATTTACTAGATGAAGGCACTTATTATTACCACTACGATAGTGATTTAACTTACATTAATACTAAGGCAGGAGATTTAACCTTAGAAGTTACATCAGGACAAAAGGCAGTTTATACAGACTTAGTTAACGGTGCAGTTAATACAGCTACATTTTCATCAACTGGGTTAAAAACGTCTTTTAGAGTATATCCTACGTATTGGGCGCATGGTAATAAGTTAGAAATTAAGACAAGTGCAGATGCTATTTTAAGAACATATACTTTTAGACCAATTGAAGAATGTAAACACCAAGTTTTACCTATTGACTTTGTAAACAAATACGGAGCGTGGCAACGGGAATTTCTATTCAAGGCTTCAAATGATAGTTTCAATATGACAAACCAAGAGTTTAATCTTATGAACGCTTCAATCGTATCTTTTAAAGAATTTGAAGGACAAAAGAAAACATTTAATGCTAACGGTAGGGATTCAATTAAATGCAATACTGGGTGGGTTGCTGAATCATTTAAAGAAACTATCAAAGAGATTATGTTAAGTGAGAAAATAATACTTAATGATTTACCCGTAACTATTAAGACTAAGCAAACTGAATTGTTTAAGTCTATAAATACAAAAAATATTAATTATTCTTTAGAGTTCGATTATTCATTTGATACTATCACGTCTATTATATGAAAAGATTTGTACAGATATATATTGAGGGGGTTCCTGATAGTAACGATTACACTCAAATTGAATTATTTGATGAGCAAGCTATTGACTTATCTATGTCGGTGCAGAATATTGCGGATATATCAAAGACGTTCACAGATTTTACTAAGTCTTTTACCGTTCCTGCTTCGCCAATAAACAACGCTATATTTAAACACTTTTACAATAGTGATGTAGATACAACTTTACAGCATGGAGTTAAAAGAAACGCTTATATTGAGATTGAACAAACACCGTTTAGAAGTGGTCGAATACAAATAGAAGATAGTAGCGTAGTGAACGGTAAAGTGTCGAGCTATACAATTACATTCTATGGTAATTTGACGAGCTTAAAAGATATGTTTGGTGTCTTAAAATTGAAAGATTTAGACTACTCAACATTCACAAGCCCGTTTACAGGTAATGAGGTTAAGGATAGGATTTCCTTAGATGCTACCGATTATGATATACGTTACCCTTTGATAAGTTCTAATAGATTGTGGAGCTATGGAGATTCAACAGGAACTGATATAAATACTGCGGGCGGTCATATATTGTATAATGAGTTATTTCCTGCAATAAAAGTGATAAGAATATTTGATGCTATTGAGTTAATGTTTGGTGTTAATTTTAGCGGTATATTTTTAGCGAATAAGAAGTTTACAAATTGCTTTTTATATTGCAAAAATAAAGATGTGAATGATAGTTTTAATCAGTCGCAAATAATGGATATCAGTAGCGCAGGAACTTCTTACGTATATACTAATATAACACCTGATTTTGCTACTAATATAATAAACTTACAACAGTTAAACGTTACAGGAGCTGATTACACTACGGGAACGTGGTATGTTTCGGTAAAAATGTTTAACGTTTCAAATCTATCAGCTAACTATTATTTTGATGTTTATGTAGATGGTGTATTAGTTCATACAGGGCATGGTACGGGAACTGATGCAGAATATTTAGTTTGGGATTTTGATAATGACACAAGTTTAGATAGTGATATTTATATACTTATTCGTGCTGATGCTTCTATTACTTTTGATTCGTTTATAAAATTTCAATTTGAAGGATATGCTACATATTATGTTGGTGGTGGTTATCCTGATGTTATAACACCTACTAGTACGGCGCAATATATTTACTGTTCTACGCAAACACTTTCAGCTAATACGGATATCAATAGCATAATGCCTGATATGACTATTGCAGACTTCTTTAGCGGTGTGTTAAAAGAGTTCAATTTAACGTGCTACGCTTTAGCAATAGACACTTTTCAAATTGAGCCTTTAGAAGATTGGTATAACAAAGGTAAAGTTCACGATATAACAACTTATACAACTACTGAAAGCATAATAATAGAACGTATTAAGCTATTTAAAACTATATCTTTCACTCACGCTGATTCTGAAAGCTTCTTAAACAAAAAATACTTTGAGCTAAACTCTTTGAAGTATGGAGATGTAAAAACTGCCACTACTTTTGACGGTGCAGATTTTGCTATAACCGTACCTTTTGAGAATTTAATCATGCAGAAGTTTACGGGTACAGATTTACAAGTTGGATATTGTTTAACAAAAGAACCTGATTATAAACCTTACATTCCTAAACCTATTTTGCTATATATGTATGACAAGCAGAATTGTAGTTTTAAATTTAACAACGGAATTACTACAACAACAGTTTCAACCTATATGCCTTTCGGTCAGGATATGAAATTGTCAGGGGTTAACTATTCTTTAAACTTTGGTAATGATAATTCTAGTTTATTATTAGAACCTATTGAAAATTCACTTTATAAAGTATATTACGAGCCTTACTTATTAAACTTATTCAATAACAAAAATAGGTTAACAAAAGTAAAATGCGTATTTCCTTTATCATTAATTACTAAGATAAAACTAAATGACCGTTTAATAATACGTGATAAACGATATATAATTAACGAGATTAAAAGTGACATTACAAAAGGTATAGTTGACTTGGTTTTACTTAACGATTTTAGAAGTATAAGAAGTAAAACGTGGAGCGGTGGCAAACCTTTTAAAACTGATTATTTGGGAGGGGTTATAGTAATTGGTGTGTTAATGAAAGGTGGCACTAAAAGCTGTGTATTAAGCTCAACTACTGCTGGAGTCACATTCTCAATTGCTACGATATACGCTGATACAGATGTAAATGTTACTATTCCTGCTGTTGCTGCAAACTATTTTAGTTTAATAGGTGAGGACAATAGTAAATTAATTGATGAAACACACGTAAATCTAAGGTCTGAATTAGGTGATAGTCAATTAATATCAATAGACTTACTATACACAAATGACGATGATACAACAGAAACATTATCTATACCAATAATACAAACGAGATGATAGAGAAAATAATAGAATTACTAGCCATTGATGATTTTTACGGACAAAGTGAATTGATTGATATTGCAAAAGGAAAGTATAAGATACAACATTCAATAGTCGATAAGTATAAACAAAAGAAACGTATTAAACATGGCAGAAAATAAAGTAATTGACTTAGAAGTAAAAACTAACTTAGGTAGTCTTAAAGCGCAATTACGTGAAGCTCAATTAGAAGTTACTAGGATGGCTGAAAAGTTTGGCGACACTTCTACGCAAGCTGCAAATGCTGCAAAGGCTGCCGCAGCTCTTAAAGATAAAATCGGAGATGCTAAAGCATTAACGGATGCGTTTAATCCTGATGCTAGATTCAATGCTGTAACTTCTTCATTGAGTGGTGTAGCTTCAGGTTTTGGAGCTGTTCAAGGTGCTATGGCTTTAATGGGTACGCAAAGTGATGATGTACAAAAAACTTTGTTAAAAGTACAAAGTGCTATGGCTATTTCACAAGGTTTGCAACAAGTAGGAGAAGCTAGGGATTCATTTAAGCAATTAGGAGCAGTAATTAAATCTACTTCTATTTTCCAAGGGTTGTATAATTTTGTAATGACGGGTAGTTTTGTGGCTACTACGTTAGTAACTGAAGCGACTGTAGCAGAAACAGAAGCAACATTAGCACAAGGAGCAGCAATAGTAGCAACATCAACAGCTACAAGTGGAGCTACAGTAGCAATGAAATTATTTAGACTTGCTTTAATTGCAACTGGAATAGGAGCTTTGATAGTTGGTATTGGTTTATTGATAGCAAACTTTGAGAGTATATTAGGTTTATTTTCTGATAGTGCAACAGCCAACGCGAGAAATGCAGCAGCTGTTAAAGCTAATACAGTAGAAATTGAAAAGAATGTAAAAGCAAATGATAAACGTTCTGAAAGTTTAAAGATTTCTAACAACTATCAATACGACATGGCTAAGGCAACGGGCGCGACAAACGAGCAACTTCGTGAAATGGCTTTAAGACACGCACAGTCAACTATTGAAATGGAGAAAAATAGTATTGCTATAGCTACACAAGTATATTGGAAAAACAAGCTAAAATTACAACAGTTAATTAATGCTGAAGCAGATGAAGAGGATATAAAAAATCAACAAAAAAATGCAGAGGATGCACACAAGGCACTTGCTAAAGAGCAAAAAGATTACCACGATGCTTTAGCTGATAAGAAAGCTATTATAAAAAAGAATAATGTTGAGGTAGCGGCAGAGAATCACGAAGCTAATAAAAAAGAAATTGAAGATACTAAAAGCCATAATATTGCTAAGAATAAAATAGCACAGGATAAAGCAAAAGATAGAAAAGACGCAGAAGATAAAGAAGCTAAAGATAGACAAGATGCAGCTATAAAAGCTAATAAAGAACTTTTAAAATTAGTTGAAGATTTAGGTACAGATATATTAACTGCACAACAAAAAGCAATTAAAGATAGACAAGATGCAGCTATAAAAGCAGAAGAAGCTATTTATAGAAATGCTAGGGGAGTTGCCGAAGCTTCAGTTATTGATAATCAAAATGATTTTCAAGCTAAGCAAGATTTATTAGATATTGAAAGAGCTATACTTTTACAAAATAAAGAATTAACAGCAGGAGAAATAGCTGCTATTGATGCGAAGTATAGAAAAGAATCTGCGGACTTAGATAAAGAAGAATTAGATAGAAAGCAAGCATTAAATGCCCAAAAAATGAATATGGCTATTGATGCGTTTAGTATATTACAAGATGCAACAACTTTATTTACTGCTAAGAATGACAAAGATGCGCGTAGACAATTTCAAATTAATAAAGCATTATCTTTAAGTTCTGCAATCGTTAATACTGCTTTGGGTATCACTGGAGCATTAACAGCTGGAGGCAATCCAATAAAATTAGCTACGGGAATGCAATTTGTTGAAGCAGGAATTGTGGCAGCTGCGGGTGGTGTTTCTATTGCTAAAATTGCAGGGACTCAATACGGAGGTTTTGGAGGCGGTGGAGGCGGCGGTGGCGGCGGTGGCGGTGCTGAAGGTGGAAGTTCTGCTCCCACAGCTCCACAAAGTGCGCCAAACTTTAACTTAGTAGGTGCAACGGGTTTAAACCAATTAGATATGCTAGGCAAACCAATACAAGCGTTTGTAGTAGGTGGTGAGGTTACAACTTACCAAGAATTAGAACGCAATAGGTTACGAAATGCAACTTTATAAATTATATAGATATGGAAAAAAGACAATGTATAGAAATGATTATTAACGATGAGATGTTAGATGGTGTGTTTGCAATAAGTTTAGTAGACAAGCCTGCCACAGAAGAAACGTTTATTAAGCTTTCGTTTGAGAAAATACAACTTAAAGTAGTAGATGAGGAACGTAGGATTGTTGTAGGGTTTGCTTTAGTTCCTGAAAAGAAAATCTTAAGACGTGCAGACGATGGAACGGAATACGATATAAAATTTAGCAAAGAAACAGTACAACTTACTGCTGAATTATTCATGAAAAACCAAAAGGGTAATGAGTTCACTTTGGAACATGAAGACAATACAGACGGAGTTAACATAATTGAAAGTTGGATTGTTGAAGATGCTAAAAACGATAAATCTAACATTTACAATTTAGGTGCTAAGGGTGGCGAGTGGTGTTTAATGTCTAAGATTGACAATCAAAAAGTATGGGATGAGATTAAACTAGGAACTTATAACGGCTATTCTATTGAGGGTAAATTCTTTTCTAACAAGGAAGCCTTAAAAGAAGTTGAAATAGTTGATGAGGACTTAGAAGCGTTAAAGGAATTCTTAAAAACTTTGTAATATGCCTACAATATTAAATACAGCTTATAACGTACAAACGGATATCTTAGAATCTGAAAGTAATATTTCTGTTGAGAATGGAACTTTACACGTTTATAACGATAAGCTAAAAGTGCATTTACAAAACGAGATTAGAGAAATAGTAACTACTAATACTATTAAGAACGGTTCTTTTTTAGACTTAACTACTCAAACAGTAACTTCGGGTGCAATTGCAGCGGTTAAGTTGGGAACTACGATATTTTCAAATGGTGTTTCTATAAGTAATAATTCTCGAATCAATGTAGATTATGCAGGAATATACAATCTACAGTTTTCCATGCAATTAAAACGAACTACGGGAGGAGGGGCTAAGCAGGCTAGTATTTGGATTCGTGTAAATGGTGTTGACGTTCCTAATTCTGCTACTCACGTAACTTTTCAATCTAGTTCTGATTACTTAGTTCCTGCATGGAATTTCTTTATAGATATGACAGCAGGGCAATATGTTGAGTTAATGTGGACACAAGATGATTCAATAGTATTGACTTATGAAGCTGCTGACACTATCATTCCACACCCCACCGTTCCAAGTGTAATATTAACAATGAATAAAATAAACTAATATGAAAACAGTAAAAGTAAGTCCTACGGGAGGTAAAAGAGGTTGCGCGTGTCCAGATGGAACGTACTCAAAAAAGTGTTGCGATGGTTCACTACAAGCGCAAGGTATTGGCTCACTAGAAAGACAATCTACATCTACGATAGTAAACAACAACGGAAGTACAACAACGACCACTCAAAGAGGGTGAAAAGGTTACAATAATAAATTAATAAAGTTTATAGTTATGAATGTAAGAGAAGCAATTAACACAATTAAAACTTACCTAAATATGGAGGTTAAATTAGCACAATTAAAGCTTGTAGATGGAGTTACCGTTTTAGAAGCAAATGAATTTGTAGCAGGTCAAGAAGTTTATATCATTTCTGATATTGATAAAATTCCTTTACCTATTGGAGAATACGAACTTGAAGATGGTACAATGTTAGTAGTATCTGAAGATGGTATTATCGGAGAAATTAAAGAAGTTGCTATGGCAGAAGAAAACCCTGCAGAAGCTGCTACAGAAGTTCCTGTTGAAGCTACGGTTGAAACAGTAGAAGCTACTCCTAAGAAAATTATTAAATCTGTAAGTGAAGAACATCATTTTGCTGAATTGGCAAAACTACAGTCAGAAATTGATGCACTTAAACTTGCTGCGGTTGAAACAGTTGAAACAGTTGAAACAGTTGAAGAGGTTGAACTAGCGAAAGCAATCGTTTACAACCCTGAAAACAAAAATGAAGTTAACTATGTTGACTTAACACCAAACGCTCCAAAGGGAATGCGTGATAGAATTTTAGAAGAAATATACAATAATAAATAAAAAAAAAGATGGCTACAACAACATCACTTACGACTACTTATAATGGTCAGGATTCAAAAATGTGGGTAAAAGCTGCTTTGTTAAGCGGTAACACATTATCAAATGGAGGTATGACTATCATGCCTAACATTGCGTACAAAACTACGCTACACAAATTGGCGACCGACGGACTGCTCAAGGACTCCACCTGTGATTTCTCCGCAACGTCAACTGTAACTATTACAGAAAGACAATTAACGTTGGAGCCTTTCCAAGTTAATTTACAACTTTGTAAAAAAGATTTTTTATCTTCATGGGGAAGCGAGGAAATGGGATTTTCTGCTCACAAAGTTATGGCTAAATCTTTCCAAGATTACCTATTAGCTTACGTGACAGAAAAAGTTGCTGCTTCAGTTGAAACTGCTATTTGGGTAGGTGCAAACGCTACTTCAGGTCAAATTGATGGTATTGCTACTTTGCTTGCTGCTGATGCTGCTTTACCTGCTGCAAATGAGGTTGCTGGTTCTTCTGCTATATCAGCTGCTGCTACAGTTATTGCTGAATTAGGGAAAGTTGTAGATGCTATTCCTGCTGCATTGTACGGTAAAGAAGACTTAAGAATTTACATTCCTCAAGGAGTAGCTAAAGCATACACGAGAGCGTTGGGCGGATTTATGGCTTCGGGCGTAGGCGCTAATGGTACTGATAACAAAGGTACACAATGGTACAACAACGGTGAGCTTTCTATCGATGGTATTCCATTATTCGTAGCAAACGGATTAGCCGCTAATACTGCAATCGCTGCTCAAACTTCTAACTTGTTTTTCGGTTGCGGATTACTTGCGGATGCAAATTTAGTCAAAATTTTGGACATGTCCGATTTGGACGGTTCAGATAATATCAGATTGATACTTAGAGCTTCTTACGCGGTTAACTATCATTCAGTTTCAGATATTGTTACTTACAATATTCCTAACGCTGCGAATTAATTAAATTAAATTATAAACTTAAACCAACGGGGTAACTCGTTGGTTTTCAAATACTTATAACGAAATGGCGTGCGATATAGCAAACGGAAGAGCAGAAGCGTGTAAGGATAGTGTAAGCGGTCTATTGGCTGTTTATATAATCAATTACGGAATAACGCCTGCAGAGGTAACATACGATGCAACAAACACAGATATGATTAATACTATATCTGGTGCAACTGTGTTATACAAATTTGAGTTAAAAGGTGAGAACTCTTTTGACCAAGATATTAAAACGGATAGAAATACGGGGACAACGTACTTTGAACAAAAATTAAATATTAAACTTAAAAAACTAGACGTAGCGACTACAAAAATGGTAAAGGTTTTATCTTATGGTCGTCCACAAATTGTAATTCACACACGTTCTAATCAATTCTTTTTGATGGGCTTAGAACAAGGTGCTGATGTAGTTTCTGGAAGTATTGGTTCTGGAGCAAAACTAGGTGATTTTGCAGGGTATTCTTTAAGCTTCATGGCTGAAGAGGAAGTACCGGCTAACTATTTAAACGCTGCAACTGAAGCGGGATTGTTAAGTGTATTTACTACAGGTTCTATTGTAACTTCATAGTAAATTAATAACTAATATTAAGAGCGTACATTTGATGTGCGCTTTTTTTTGGTTACAAAAGTAGTATATTTTAGTTTATAGATATGATACTATTAAATGAAGGTAGCGCAAATCAAACGATTAAATTTATTCCACGTTCGAATACTTATAATACTTTGATAGTTACTAATGAAAGTACGAATGTGAGTACAAATAAAACTATTATTTCAAGTTTAGTAGGTGACTACTATAATGAAATTGTAGCTTCATTCGACCTTACTAAAGATACGTTTTACACACTTACTATAAAAAACAATAGTGATATAGTGTTTAAAGACAAAATATTTATAAGCAATCAAAATAGTGAAACTTATTCACCTAATCAAAACGTATATACTAGCCACGTTTCTACAAATGACTTTATAATATATGAATAAAATAGAAAATAAAAGACCTAATGTACACGTGTTAAGTTTAGCTTCATACGTTGCGCCCGAACTAACCGAAAGTAAAGATGGGGATTACGTGCAATATGGTGATAAAAATAGTTACTATAAATTCCTTATTGATAGGTACACTAACTCGGCTACTAATAACGCGGTTATAAACGGAGTAAGTCGATTAATTTACGGCAAAGGATTGACTGCCTTAGATGCTGCTAGCAAGCCAAACGATTACGCTTCATTTATCACTATGTTTAAAAGTGAGGATGTACGTAAATTAGTTATTGATTTAAAAATGTTAGGTCAATGTGCTATGCAAGTTCTTTATTCTAAGGATCATAAAAAAGTTATTTCAGTACAACACATTAGCGTTCATCTTATATGCCCTGAAAAATGCAATAAAGAGGGTAAAATTGCTAACTATTACTATTCTGATAATTGGGATAATGTAAAGGAGTACGCGCCTATAAAAGTTCCTGCATTTAATACGTCTAATTCTGATACCGAAATACTATTTGTAAAACCTTACAGCGTAGGGATGAAGTATTTTAGTGGTGTAGATTATCAGGGAGGCTTACCTTATGCAACTTTGGAGGAGGAAATAGCACAATACTTAATTACAGAAGTACAAAACAGTTTTAGTGGGACTAAGATAGTAAACGTTAACGGTGGCAGATATACTGATGAGCAACAAGACGATATTAGTAATAAGATAAAATCTAGTTTAACGGGATCAAAAGGTCAAAAGGTAATAGTTGCATTTAATGAAAGCCAAGAACTTGCTACAACTGTAGTGGATATTCCACTTAACGAGGCGGCAAAACATTACGAATACCTATCTACGGAATCAAGAGATAAGATTTTAACAGCTCACAACGTTACAAGCCCTTTGATGTTTGGTATTATTACGGGTACGGGTTTTAGTTCGAATGCTGATGAGTTAGCTACGTCAATGACTGCTTTTGACAACACAATAGTGCGGTCATTTCAAGACTTATTAATAGATGCTTTTGACAGTATTTTAGCATTTAATAACATAACTTTAAAATTACAATTTAAGACTTTAAATCAATTTGAAAAACCTATTGACGCTGCACCACAAGTTGCTGCTAGTTTAAGTTTGCAAAAAAGTATCTTACAAACTATTTTAGATGAGTGTGAAGATGCAGAACAAAATGATTGGATTATTGTAGATAGTAGAGATGTTGAATTAGAGGATGAAGAAGTATTAAATAATCACATAGATTCATTAAACGCAGAACTACATGAAAAACTAAACAAACAAACTGTATTATCTAAGTTAGTTAGCTTAGTTAAAACGGGAGTAGCTAGACCTACTGCAATATCTAAACAAGATAAAGTAGTTAAAGAGAAATACTTTAAAGTAAGATATAGATATACGGGTAATAAATCTCCTGAACGTGAATTTTGTAAAGCAATGATGAGCGCAAATAAATTATATCGAATAGAGGACTTAAATAAAATGGAGTTTGAAGTAGTTAATGCTGGCTTTGGTGAGGGTGGTACTAACACCTATTCTATATTCAAATATAAAGGCGGTCCACGATGCCATCATAAATTTGAACGCGTTACAATGATGTACGATTTCAATAATGATCAAGCAGGATTACAAGATATAGGAACTAGAGCTGCAGAAATTAGAGGTTTCAAAGTTACTAATCCTTTCGAGGTTTCTATATATCCAAACAATTTACCATTGAAAGGATTTAGCCCTAATAATACAAACTTACCTTCAGACGTTTAAATCATGGCAGAAGCATTATTAATAAGTAGAGCGGACATTGTCACGCATACATCTATGAATGGTAACATTGATAGTGACAAATTTATACAGTTTATTTTGATTGCGCAATCAATACATATTGAATCGTACACTGGTACTAATTTATTAAATAAACTAAAAGCTGATATTGTAGCGACTACTTTAGCAGGTAATTATTTAACTTTGGTTAATACATATTTGAAACCTATGTTAATTCACTGGGCTATGGTCGAGTATTTACCATTCGCAGCTTACATGATAGCGAACGGTGGTATATACAAAAAGGGTGCAGAAAACAGCGAAGTAGCTAGTAAAGCTGAAGTAGATTTTTTGATTGAAAAGGAGCGAAGTATAGCAGAAAGTTATAGTTCTAGATTTGTCAGTTACATGACTTATAACCAATCTTTATTTCCTGAATATACAAGCAATTCAAGTGATGACATATACCCAAAACACAGTACAAACATAGGAGGATGGAAATTATAAAGAAAACATACGAGCCTAAACAAGATAATTTAGTTAAGCTGAAGGCATATATTAAAGTAATAAACAAAAAAGATGGCAGACAAAAAACTAAGTAGTTATACAGCGAAAACCACGCAGCCTGCAATATTAGATTTATTGCCTATATTGGAGTGGAACGGTGCAACGTACGATAATAAAACTATTACGGGGACACTTGTTTATACTCCAAGACGTCAAAGCGTTGGAAGCGGTGCAACGGTTACTCCTACTTTTTTAAATGACATAGTAGATATTTCAGCACAGGCGGTTAACTTAACTATTGCTAATCCAACAGGAACAGCAGTAGACAATATGCCTATGCTTATACGTATTAAAGACAACGGTACAGCACGCACAATTACATTCGGAGCGCAATATAGAGCAATAGGAGTAACATTGCCTACAACGACTGTAATAAGTAAAACTTTATATATCGGACTTGTTTACAATGCAAACGATACAAAGTGGGATGTTTTAGGAATAAATCAAGAAGTTTAATTAATAAAAAATAAATAAGATGAGTTTACCAAATTTAGATAAGTTAGTAGCGAGTAAAGGAGTATTCATTGTAAATGATACAACCGAAAAAACAACAGCATTTGCAGGTATTTTAGTGTTAGAAGATACTGTGTTCAATACTTTAAAAGTTAGTGGTTCTGATGTTAAAAGTACTTATATTTCAACTGCTGCAACAGCTATTAAAGCGGGTGCGTTTATAACAGGTCAAGGTGTTAACTTTTCAGGTGTTAAGTTGACAAGTGGTTCAGTAGCTTTAGTTTTAGCATAATGTTTGGCTTCGGTTATACGGGCATTATTGCCTCGATGAAAAAAGTAGGGGGTGCATCATACGGTGCTTTAACCACCGCATGGATAACTGCAACTGGTGAAACGGATGTGACTATTTTGGGTGGTTTGAATACCTTTGAAACGTCTATTTCTACAATTATAAGCAAAGGAAAAGCAGTATACCCATACGCAGGAGGCAATGCGACTAAACACTCTTACAACTTTCTTAATACTGCATTGTATCAACATACATTCTTCGGTGGTTGGACACATAATTCAAACGGAGCAGAACCAAACGGTAGCAATGCTTACGCTACTACGGGGATAAATCCTAGCACTATTTCAACTTTAAATAATTTATCGTTACATTATTACGGTAGGGTAAATTCAGCCAGTGTGTCCGCTATGATGGGGTCTTTTGATGGTTCAAATAGATGCCATTTATTACCTAATGCCAACACGGTTTCCTACATGGGTATAAATGAATCTACTGCTTTTGGTGGAAGTGCAATAACAACAAATGGTTTAATATCTAGTAGTAGGTTACTATCAACAACTGGAAAAGCTTATAAAAATGGTTCGTTAGTTTATTCAGACGGCTCAAATTCAAATGTTGCGCCTAATCTACAATTGTACGTAGGTGCGTTAAATGTTAATAATTTGCCATTATATTATACAACTGTAGGCTCTTCTTTTTGCGCAGTTTTTGAGGGGTTAACCGATGCAGAAAACACATTATTATACAATGCTATTCAATCATTACAAACAACTTTAGCTAGAAATGTATGAAACTAACAGACATAACACAATCAGAATGGACTACCTACGTAGGTCTATTGACTATTGAGCAAAAAGACTTAATAGTAGGTCAACAATACACTACTGATTCTTATTTCAATCCTATTCAGGACTTAAATGACAATTGGGTAATATCTATTGAAGAAATGAATTATTGCACAAATGTAGATTACCTTTGGGTTAAGGATTTAGATTTAATTATATACGAGCCAAAGGCGGTTGTTAACCCTTTTTAAGAAATGGAGTTCATAAAGTACATTACACAGTCTAATTTACCACCTTACTTGCTATTCTTTGCAATAATATTACTAGGCGCTATGTACTTTTTTAGGAAGCCAATAAGCACAATCTTAACAAATATAAAGTTCAAGAAAACAATTGATAAGGATATTATAGATTTAAAAAGTCATGATATATTCAACACACTAGAAAGGGTTAAGAATGAAGCTATGTTTTTAAAGTTTTATTCACATGGTAAATATGATGCTACTAAGTCGAGAATGTCATGTGATTTTGTTAGTTTTAAATGTGATGTTTGCCATGAAAAGTTTAATGAGTTTTTAGATAACGACTTTACAAAGGTAAGTAGTGATGAGTTAAAGAGAATGATACTAGCGGCTATGTGGGGAATGCATGCCGAGTATGTTAAGCAAATCAAAGCGCATTGGAGCGAAAGAGGTATAGACAAAGCAGATATTGACTACGTCATTCAATTGTTTGAAAAGTTTAGGCACGATGTAATTGTAAGCTTTCAACACAGAATAGATGCTATATTCTCATGTGAACATTATATGACTAACTTTGATAAGATACTAGCTTCTTATAACATATTTTCATTCGGCATTGATTTACTGCCAAAAGACTTACAAGATACATTTGAGAATGTTAACGGAAAATTTTACGATATAAAATACAATTAATATGAGAGAGATAAAAAAAAGATGGAATAGTGAAACACCTCACTTCTTTAAGAAGTTAATCCACGCTGGTATAGTAGTTGGTTTAGTTGGGGGTGCATTGGTTACGTTCCCTGTTACTGCTTCAGTTGGTGCGGTGTTAGTTACAATAGGTGCAACTGCTGCGACAATTTCAAAGTTGACTAAAATATGAAGGTTTCACAGAACGGTATTGAATTGATTAAAGATTTTGAAGGCTGTAAACTGAAAGCTTATAAATGCCCTGCAGGTGTTTGGACGATTGGCTTTGGTAACACGTTTTACTTAGATGGTAGTAAGGTGTTCATGGGTCAAAAGATTAGCCAAGCAGAAGCGGATATATTGCTATTAAAACTACTCCCTAAATACGAGGCTACAGTAGATAGAAATATTAAGGTTGCTGTAACCCAAAATCAATACGATGCTTTAGTGTCATTCTGTTGGAACTGTGGAAGCTCTGATAGTTTATTTAGATTAGTAAACCAAAAAGCAACCGATGAGATTATTCATAAATGGTGGTCCACGCATTACATCATGGGCGGTGGTAAAGTGCTTGCAGGATTAGTAAGACGTAGAAAGGTTGAAGCTGATTTGTTTGTAAAGAAATAAAGGTTATATTTGTATGGGTTTTTCATAATTCCCTGTGTTTTTTTGGTTAGGTTAAATTAATGCTCGTAGCTCCTGTTACGGGCATTTCTTATTTAGATTCAATATAAATAACAATTATTTTATTATAAAGTTTGTTATAGTTAATATTATAGTTATATTTGTAATGTCATAAGACATAACTAATAATAAAAATTATGAAAAAAGAAAACACGTACATCGCACCTCCATTAGGTATCTGTATTAAATGGTGGAAATCAAAAGGACAAGCCGAAGCTACAACGGGAAGCTTCAACTATGAATTGTACCTACAGTATTTAAAAGCAATAAACAAATAATTATGAAAAGCAGAGCAAACACAACCTACGTCAATTATATGGACGTTGAATTAGAAGTAGAATTTGAAGATACCTACGATAATAGATTTCCTGAAGATGGACAAACAATCTATGTACACCGAGTATATTGTGCTGGTGTTAACATCACTGGTCTATTCGATGTAGACAAAGGACAAATGAGATACGATTTAATAAACCTTTACTTAGAATTAACGACATGAAAATATACGCAAAAATACACGAAGCTAAGCAAGAGATAGGAGTAGTTAAGAAAAATGCAAAGAACCCACACTTTAAAAATACTTATGCTGATTTAAACGCTTTAATTGAAGCGGTTGAACCAATACTACTACAAAAAGGTTTAATACTCTTACAACCGATTAAAGACGGTAAAGTGTTCACACAGATAATAGACATTGATACTTTTGAGATGGTCGAAAGTAGTATTGATTTAAGCCCTAACTTAACAGCTCAAGCATTAGGAAGCCAAGTTACTTACTATCGTAGATATACTTTACAAAGTTTAATGAGCTTACAA